AGTTGCAAAAGGTTCTGCAAACACAAAAGCAAGACATGCTGAAGTGGTTGCAATGGATCTTGCTCACAGCAATGTGTCAGCAACTTTAACTGATTACTACGCAGCAGACTATGTTGACAAACTTGACGAGTTAAAGGTTAATATTGACGAAAGACAAGTTGTTGCTCAATCCGCAGCTTATGCACTTGGTAGAAAAACTGACCAAGTTCTTATAGATGTGCTTGATGGTGCAACTTCGATCGCTAACAATGTTAGCAGTTCAGCAACTGGTATGACTTTGATCAAAGCTAAGAACATGATGGAAATTTTCAATGGAAATGATGTTCCTGATGATGGTCAGAGATACTGGGTTGTTGGGCCTAAGCAATGGAGTGATCTATTGTCAATCGACCAATTCTCTAGAGTTGAATATGTAGGACCAAATGAACTTCCATTTCCTGGCGGAATTACTGCTAAGAGATGGATGGGATTCTTGTTCTTCGTTCACTCTGGATTAACACTTTCTGGTTCAGACAGAAAGAATCTATGTTTCCATAAATCAGCGATTGGTTGTGGAGTAGGTTCTGATGTAAGAACTGAAGTTAACTACATCCCTGAAAAAGTATCTCACCTAATAACTTCAATGTTATCTTTAGGTGCAGTAGAAATTGATGGTGATGCTGCTAGAGTCCAACTTTGTGCAGAATAATAACATAGGAGAAATATAACATGGCTTATGCTTTAGACAATCCTGTGAAGAAAATTTCACAGATGGGCCCTTCAAACTCTCTTTGGTATTACACTGACGGAGATGCGATCGGCGACATAGATAATGATGATTACTTCATCTTATCTCATGCAGAGTTAAAAGCTGGTGATATAATTTTTGTAAATAGTGGTGGTTCAAACGGAGTAGTAGATATCTTAATGGTATCTGTTAACGATGGTGGATCAAACCTAAATACAGTATTATTAGCTTAATGCATTAAAACTTAGGGGGAGCAATCCCCCTAGGTTAGTAAAAAAAAATTATGGCGACAACAAAAGTAGATATATGTGCACGAGCATTAATAATGGTAGGAGCTCAACCTATTTCATCTTTTTCAGATGGAAGTACAGAAGCACTTGTTGCGTCTAATATTTATGAAGACATTGTAGAAGCATCTTTATGTAGAACTAGATGGAGATTTGCTACAACACAAAAACAAATTTCATTATTAACTAGTGCACCAACAGGCAGATATGATTATGCATATCAAATGCCTACAGATCCTGCTGCATTACAAATAAATACAGTAACTGTTAATGATAATGTTATTCCATATGAAAGATATCAAAATTATATTTATGTAGATGGTTATGGATCTAATAATAAATTAATAATGGATTATATTTATAGGGTTGATGAATCTTATTTTCCTGCTCATTTTAAATTAGCTTTGGAATATCAATTAGCATCTGTATTTGCAGGTTCGGTAGCTAGAGATAATGATATGATAAAATCATTTGTTGAACTAGCTGATAGACAATTTTTAACTGCTAAACACATAGATTCTGTTGAAAGAACCAATGCAAAATTTGATCTAAGTAGATACAAAAATTTGAGGTTATCAACAAGAACTAGTGGATAGCAATGCCAAGAACAATTAATACAGTACAAACAAACTTTTCATCTGGAGAATTAAATCCATTACTAGCAAGTAGAACTGATAGTAAAGCATACTTTGAAGGAACAAAGTCTTGTAGAAATTTTGCTTTATTAGCAGAAGGTGGAATAATGAGAAGACCAGGTACAACTTATTTAGCAACCTTACCTGCTGAATGTAGATTAATTCCATTTGTATTTTCTGATGATGAAGTAGCTATTATTGTATTATCTAATAATAGATTAGATGTTTATAATACAAGTGGTACAGCTATTACATCAAACTATACAACAAATTGTAATTGGACAACAGCTCAATTATTTGAATTAAATTTTACACAATTTGCAGATACTATTTTTGTAACTCATAGAAATAACGCAATTAGAAAAATCTTTAGAGAATCAGCAACTTCATTTGTAGTTAATACATTTGATTGGGCAACTCATTCTTCTGGATATCCAATATACCAACCTTACTATAAGTACGCAGCATCCTCTACAACTTTAAATCCATCTGGAACAAGTGGATCAATTACAGTTACTGCTAGTGCTGATACTTTTACTAATGCTTGGGTAGGATTAAAATTAAGACACAAAACAAAAACAATGACGGTAACAGGTTATACAAGTGCAACAGTATTAGATTGTACCGTTAATGAAACATTAACAGATTCAAATGCAACAACAGAATGGGATGAACAAACATTTTCAGATTTAAGGGGATATCCTCAAGCAGCAGCTTTTCATCAAAATAGATTTTGGATGGGAGGAAGTGCATCAAGACCTGCAGGTATATGGGCATCTCAAACAGGATCTTATTATAATTTTTTTGTAGATGATTCAGGAGATACAAAAGCAATTGATGTAGATATATCTGGAGATAAAGTTAATGAAGTAAGACATATGATCTCTACACGAAGTCTTCAAATTTTTACTGATGGTGGAGAATATTATGTACCAACTACAACAACAACAGCAGCAATTACTCCAAGTAATGTTACTTTAAAACAACAAACTCCTTATGGAATAAATAGAGCAGCTCCTCAACAATTTGACCAAGCTACAATCTTTTCTCAGAAGACTGGAAAAATAATTAGAGAATTTGTATGGAATGATATTGAAGATGGTTATAAAGCAACTTCAGTTTCTATTTTAGCAGCTCATTTAGTAGATGCTCCAAAACAAATATCTGTTCAGTCAGGTAATTTAGTTAAGCCAGAACAATATGCTTTCTTTTTAAATAATGGATCTGTACATCCAGGAAAGTTAGCTATATTTCATTCTGTTAGAGATGAAAAAATAGCAGGTTGGACTATGTGGAGTACAAGAGAAAATGATTTATTTCATTCAATTGTTAGTTTAAATGAACATTTAATTGTTGCAGTTAAAAGACAAGTAGCTTCAGGAACAGTTTATACATTAGAAAAATTTGGTGTTGACGATTCAACAACTTTAGATTGCGAAACAACTACAACATTATCTCAAAGAGGAACTCCACTTGTAGATGGAGCTTCTCAAAGTGGAACATCTGTAGTAGTAGATGGTTTAACATCATCTCCTGTTGTTAATGAAACATTTACAATAGCTGGAAATGCAACTGAATATACGATACAAGCAGTAACAGATAATGGAAGCGGAGAATATACATTGAACTTAGATAAAACTTTAGCTGCATCACCTGCTAATAATGCAGCAGTAACTTTTACAAAAGGATTTTTACATACATTAAATTCTTTATATGGCAATAACCAATCTGTTAATGCTGTTGTGGGAAACAGCTCATTAGGAACTTATACAATTAATTCAAGTAATCAAATAACTTTAACTTCATCTGCTGGAGCTCAAGCAACTGGAGTAAAGGTTGGATATAATTATACTCCTTCATTAGAAACAATGCCTGTTGATAAAGAATTACCTGAAGGCCCACTAACAGGAGAACCAAGAAGAATCTCAAGAGCAATAGTAGATCTTAATAGTGTTTTAAATATGAATATTAAAGCTGCTGATAAAACTGCCAAATCATTAGTAGTACAACAACTAGGATTTACTATTGGCTCTGACCTAGTACCAGTAACTGAAAGAAAAGAATTTTATTTTTTAGGTTATAGTAAAGAACCAACAATAACAATTTCTCAAACAGATCCATTACCTATGAAGATCTTGGGAATGACAATGGAGGTAGTATTTAGCTAATGAGTGGTGATCCAATGACAATGGCAATAATAGCCAACACAGCTTTTCAAGTAGTTGGAACTTATTCTGAAATACAAGATGCTAAGTATCAAGCGTCTATTCAAAAAACTCAATATGAGAATGAACAAAAGATGGCAGAGTTAAAAGCTATACAAGAAGAAAACAATCGTAGAGAAACAGCTGAAGATGAAATAGATGCTAACAAAGCATATTGGGCAAGTACAGGTTTCTTAGATGACTCTAGAAATTTAATAGGAGCTAATGAATCAGTAACTAAAAAAATGAAATCTGATATACAAGATATAAGAGTTAATTCTTATGCATTACAAAATAAATATGAGCTTATGAAATTATCTACTGCATCAGCTGCAAAGAATAAAGTCTTTGGAGGTTATGCTAGTATTGGTTCTAGTATGGCAACAGGTTATAGTAATTACGAATTATATACAGCTGGTAAAGAAAAAAAAACTGATGGGAAGAAACCAACATAATGGCACTTAAAAGAGGAAAATATACTGAAGGAGTTTCTACAGCTAGTACATATGCTAGAACTGGTAATGTTAAAGTAATACCAGAAAATACATTTGCTACTATTGTTAAAGAAACTGAAAAAGGTAGAGGTGATTTATTAAAACTACAAGCTACTAAACACGAAGCAAATTGGGTAGCAGATTTTACTCAATCAACTCAAAAATTCTTTTTTGATTTAGGAAATAAATATACTGATAATTGGAAACAATATGAAAAAGAAGCTAACGCTTATATTAAAGCTAAAGTAGCTAAAACTCCTTTAGTGTATAGAGCTAATGCTAACAAAGCATTAGAAGGATATAAGTCAGAAGGTATTCAAAAAAATTATTCAGCGTGGAAAACTAAAGAAGATAATAAAAAAATAACTAATCATAATAATTCTTCTACAGAAATGATTACTATGAATGATATGCATTATGAATATATTTCTGATGGAGAAGGTACAATAGAAGAAAAAAGTATGAGATTAATAAATAAGTTTATTAGAATTGATCAAGATAGAATTAATACTCATTGGGGTTCAGGACAAGAACAATTAGTTGAAAGTGATGTTGGAGTTTCTATGACTACTTTTAATAAAAATTATGAAACATTTTTAACAGAAAATACATCTAACTTTTTATATCATTTAGCAGTAGCACAAATAGGTAATACTAATAGTTATGAAGCAGCATTCAATGTTGTTGATGCTATTAAAAAAGGAAAAGTAGATGAGCTATTTCAATCATTAGAATTGAAAGGTGATTTACCACCTACATTAAAAAAGACTTTAACTCTTTTAAATAATCCTGAAGAAGCAGCTAAGATATCAAAAACAGTAGAAGATAGATTAGAAGCACACGCAGGAGATACTAGAGCTAATTTAGCAAAAGATAAAAAAGAAAATTTAAAAATTGAAATTAAAGCAGATATAGAAGGAGAACAAATTGGTACATTATCTCATTGGTCATCTATTGTTGCAGACAAATCTAGTTTATCAGCAAATGAATTAGTAACAAATAAATATGGACATAGTATTGATGCTGATGATGAAATGAAAATTGTTACTACAATAAAAAAGAAACATGAGTTATTAAAAAAATATGTTTTACCTTACATAAACCAAAAAATTACATCAGAAGCATTTGCCGCAATTCCTAATAACGAAGATAAAAAAGAAGTTATTGAAGGAGTTATAGCATCAATAGGTATTAACTCAGAAGATCCAAGTGTATTATTTGCGAATGGAGAAGGTAATAAAGTTTTAAGATTAATAGGCGATCTTGGAGTTATGCCTGATTCTGTTAAAAATTATTTTAATATGGACACAGGATCTTTTTCTAAAGATGGAAATGTAGATGGATTTAAAAAAAAATACGAAGACTTTATGTATTTAAAATCATTTAATGAAAGATTTGTATTTGATGGCGATATGTTTAAATTATTTGAAAAAGCTAAAGCTGAAGGTTGGATGGATAAAGGAGATGAATATTTAAGTCTTAAATTACAAAATGAATTTGCTGTTAAAACAGAAGGTAAAGAATTAGATCAAACTAAACTAGATGTAAAAGAAGGTCATATTAATGTTGAATGGAGAAACAATTCAACTGATATAGATAAATATATTTCAAGTGAACTAGAAGAAATGAGTGATGAAAGATTCTGGGCAAAGAAATGGATGTTTAATTTAATGGATATACCTGAATGGGGTGAAGGTGATGGAAAACAAATGGGTAGCATTCATACTTGGTCAGAATATGTAAATAACAAAGGTGCTGGAAATTTATTCCAATCTAATTGGACTTGGTTTCCTTCTAATTGGTCAGCTATGGATTTAGCTCCTGGAGTTTTAGATAATATAAAACAATTAACTAAAGCTAAACTATTAGAAACTTTACCTGAAGGTGCATCATTACTAGATGAAAATGGCAAACCTAGTTTATATTTAAAAAATGCATTGAACTGGGCATTTACTATGAATGCTAAAAATGGATATGGTTATACTACAATGGGTGATAACCATAAAAACATTGGTAAGATACAAGAAAGAAATACAAAATTTGAAAAATTAGAAAAAAGAGAAGAAGTATTACTTCAACAATTAAAATTTCATCCTAATGGATTAATTATAAAAGACTATTTTGTGACTAGCGATAATATGAAAATGCAGCTAGGTAAAATAACAAAGGATAAAGCAAAACTTAAAAATGAAATTGAATGGTATAAGGCAAATAGAAATACAGACTATTCAAAATATCCAGCAGAAAACTGGTTAGGCAAACCGATACTAATTAAAAATGAAGGAGGTATAGCAATTGAAACTTGGTTTAATAATCTTAGTGCTAATGATAAAAAAGCTGTAGTTGGCCAAGATCTCAGTATGGAGATGCATTCTTGGAACGATACCTTTGCAGCTATAAGGTACGGAGAGAATATGGTAGTTAAACATATTCCTGGTCAATTTGAAGCTGATGGAATTACTCCTAAATTTGAATTAGGTTTCTATAATCTTAATGGAGATTACATTCAAGTAACTGGAGATGGTGAAAGTTTTACAACTGCTCACGCTAGTAATATACAAATAGACGGAACTGATGTTCCAGCTACAATGGAAAATGTTTCAACTAAAATTGCTTTAGATCATTATGAAAAATTTAATGATTGGACTAAAAAAACTTTAAATCTAGATATGGATGAAACTGATAAGAAATGGCTTAGAGGTGTTTTCTTAGGATGGGAACAATTTAGAGTTACTTCAACAGGTTGGGAATTTGGTATTACTACTCCTTGGAAAGAAGTTAATGATACTAAAATACCTTACTCAGTTAAAATAGGACATATATTTAATATGCTTGGATATAATGTAAATATAGATGATCATATGGCAGAAATATCTCAATTAGAAGCAGAACATAATGGAAACAAAACATTGTTAGATAAAGCTAATGAATCAGATTCTATGAAATTAAATAGTTCAATAGAAGCAATGGCTCCACCTAATGAACTAATTTTACAAGATTATAAAGATGGAATGCAATTTGAATATTATGCTAAGAAAAATTTAAACAATTCAGAATTACCTTATCCATTAAGATCTAATAATCCATTAGCTGTTCATATAATGGGTGGTGGTAAAAAATGGGATGGTGAAATGGATATTCAAGCTACTGCTAAAGATGGTGGTTCAGTACTTGCAACATTTAGTCATCCTGCTTGGGGAGTAAGAGCAGGAGTTACATTAATGATTAATAAATCAGAATTAACTAAAGGCATTAATGATGTGCCAAAACAATATGGTCATACACCAACTGTAGAACAAATTATTACAGGACATACAGCAGCTGCTTCTGTTGAAGGATATTTATTATCTTTAGAAAAAAATTTCGGTATCGACAGAAATATGAATATAAATCTATTAGACGGAGATGATGTAATACCTTTATTACACGCTATGACTCAACACGAAATGGGTATTGAAGCCTACAATAAATATTGGAAAGGTAATGAAGCTATGTTGTTTTATTATCTTAAAAAAGGATATGACCTATCTATTAAAAAATACAATATGAGTAAATAATGCCTATAGTAACTAATTCTCATCCAGCTCGTAAAAGAGATATACAAGGAGAAATGCTTTCATCTATGGGGCAAAACCAAAGTTTTAGCATTGTAGATGCTTGGCAAGGGTTTAAAGATGAAAACTTAGCCTGGATGGGTGGAAGTAAATTAGTTGATTTAGCACTTAATAGAAATCAATTTCCACCAGAAGAAGGTTATAATGTTTGGCAAGATCCAAGACTTGCAGAGTTTGGAAATGATTTATCTTTTTTTTCTAATAGTCAATCAAGAGCTGAAACAGATTTTATTGCAACTAAAATAAGAGCTTCTCAAGCTGCTGATTATAATTCACCCTGGTATTGGTTAGGTAGAACAGCTGGATTTGTTACTGATCCAACATCATTAATGTTATATGCTAAAGCTACTAGAGGAGCAGTTAGTTCTGCAAAAATGTTTGGTACATTAACAACAGCTGAAGAAATAGCAAAACAAAATTTAGATCCAGCAAGACCAGATGAATTTGTTCCTTGGACTATTGGATTAGGTTATGGAGTACCAGCTATAATGAATGGATTTAGAACTGGTAAGATGCCACAATCAGTTAAGAACAATGTAAAGAAAATGGATGAAATATTTTTCCAACCTAAGAATCTTTCTAAAGCAGGATTTGAAGAAGGTAAATTAATTGATCCTAATAAAGTAGTGCCACCTTCATCAGGTGGAGCTGCTGCTAATCCTCTTGCACCTAAACAATTAAGTTATAATCAATCTAAAGAAGCTGAACAAATTTATAAAACTTATTTAAAAAAATTTGGAGAAGATGGGCCTTGGACTCCTATATTTAGAACATTAAAATCTAGTTCATTAAGAGCACAAGAAATGATAACTGAGTTATTAGATATTCCGTTATTACAAAATAAAAATATGAAGCAAGGAGATTTTAAAGCTACAGCTCCTGGAGGATCTATTGAAACAAACAGAAGAATGTTAGAGAAAGATGTTATTGTAGCTCAAAAAGAAATTGAAAATTTATATTTAAAATATTTACATAGACTTGGCATCAATGCTCCTAGAACTAAAGTTGGTATGAACTTTATTAATAGACTTACACCAGGTAAATATTCATTAAGAGAATTTGCAAAAGAAATTTCTATAGCAAGAATTAATCACGGAAAACATTCTATTCCAGAAATTGCAGAAGCTGCAAGATTTACTCAAGATTTAGTTTATGAACCATTCTTAAAAATGATGAACGCAGCTGGTGTTAGATTAGAACCAATTGAAAGAGAAATGTTTTTCTGGGAATCTATTCTTCATTCTATGAAAAGAAAACAACAAACATCAAGAGAATTTACAAGTGATTTATATGGAACTTCTACTTGGAATATTAATCAAATAGAAAATAGAATGATTAAATTAAAAGAAAGATTAGAAGCAGTTAAACAAAATAGTGGTGTTAAAAATTATGTTAATAGAATTTACATAAGACCAGTTATCGAAAAAAATAAAGAACTGTTTAAAGAAATATTAAAAAATTCTTTTATTAGAAATAAACAACACGGAATGTTAACTAGATTAAACCAGATAGTAGAAGATCTGGCTAATGATTTTCCTTTTGTTAGATATGAAAGAGCAATGACTGATGCTGATAGATTTGCTTTTAATAACCCAAGATATGCTAGAGCTACAAGAGCTAGAGAAGTATGGTTAGATGATATAGCTCAAATGGAATTAATGGGTAAAAATGCTCAAGGTATAGAATTTATAGTAACTGATATGTTTTATTTAATGAAATCATATTACAGGCAAGTAGCTCCTGATATTCTTTTAGCTCAAAAATATGGTGATGCTAATGGATTAGGTTGGAGAACTACTGCTGGTCAAGCAGGTTATTCTGATGGTTTAAAACAAATAGAATTTGAATATGCAAAAAGAATACAAGCAGCTAAATCAAATACTATAAAATCCAAACTTAAAGCAGAAAGAAATAAAGTATTAATGGATTTACAAGATTCAATAGAATTAATTAGAGGAACATATGGTGTACCTAAAGATCCTACTAGATGGTGGAGCAGAGGTATGAGAATGTTTAAACATTGGAATGCTACAACTATGTTAACAGGATTCTTTTCAGCAATGCCAGATCCTGCTCGTATTGTAATGGTTAATGGAATTAAAAGAACTTTTAATAAAGAAATTGAAATGTTTGCTCAAGGTTTAAAAGGTAGAATATTTCACTTAGGTAAAAAAGAAGCTCAAGCTACAGCAGAAGCTGTTGATATGATTACAGGTCATAGAGCTATGTTGTTTTCTGATATTGGAGATATGTTTGCTTTAGGTAGTAAAATAGAAACTAATATGGGTAGAGCAGCAATGTTTAATTTTATGTATGTTAATATGATGTCTAGATGGACTGAGTATTGGAAATCAATTGGTGGAGTTATTATTGGTGGTAGAATATTAGAAGACTCAATAGCTTGGTCTAAAAATGCTAAAGGTTTAAAAGATAAATGGAAATCTGCATTAGCTAATTCTGGTATTGATGAAGCAATGGCAGCAAGAATAGCTAACCAATTTGAAAAACATGGTGAAAGATTAAAACATAATCTTATAGCTAATACAGATGCCTGGGATGATGCAGTAGCAGTTCAACATTATAGAGCTGCTTTAAATAAAGAAATTAATAGAACTATTGTAACTCCTGGATTAGGAGATACTCCATTATGGATGAGTACAGAACTTGGTTCTACAATAGCTCAATTTAAAAAATTTGTAATGGCAGCTACTCAAAAAATGTTAATGAGAGGAATGCAAGAAAGAGATATGGATTTTTTATTTGGTTCATTAATGTTAATGGGATCAGGTATGTTAATTGATGGGATATATACAGAATTTAGATTTGGAAAAGATTGGGGTAAAAAATCTTTAACTGATAAATTACTTTCAGCTTTTGATAGATCAGGATTAGGTGGAATTTATGTTGATGTTAACAGAGCAATTGAATCATTATCTGATAACAGAATAGGAATTAGACCAATGTTAGGTGAGCAAAAACCTTATTCTAATAGTATTAAATCTAAACTAGGTAATATATTAGGCCCATCAGCAGGACAGATAGCTAATATTTTTGACATAATGTATGATGTTGGATCAGGAGGATATAATCATTACACAGCAAGGAATGTGCGTAGATTAATTCCATTTCAAAATATATTCTATTTGGATTGGTTATTTGACGACATCGAACAAGGACTAAGATAAATTATGGCTATAACAATATCGGACACTACTCCTAGAGTACAATATACTGCAACAGCAGGGCAAACTAATTTTGCTGTTAATTTTGAATTTTTTGTAAATGGAGATATTAAAGTTTATAATGGAACTACATTATTAACTTACGATGCTTCTCCTTCATCAGCTTCTGAATATTCGGTATCTGGTGCTGGTCAAACAGGAGGAGGATCAATTACATTAGGTGGTGGAGCAACTGTAAATGATAAGATTACAATTTACAGAGATATGTCTATTGCTAGAGCAACAGATTTTCCAACATCTGGAGCTTTTCAAGTAGAATCATTAAATGAAGAATTAGACAAATTAACTGCTATGGTACAGCAGGTAGAGAATGATACTAAATATTCTCCAAAATTTTCTCAAACAACTACAACAGGTTTTAATTTAACATTCCCTGAATTATCAGCAAATAAAGTAATTTCAGTTAATTCTGGTGGTACAGCATTAGAAGCTGTACACGCAATTACTGATGTAGCAACAGTAGCTGGAATTGCAACAGCAGTTTCAAATGTTTCAAGTATTGCAAGTGCTGTATCAGCTGTTAATTCAAATTCTAGTAATGTAAATACAGTAGCTGGATCAATAAGTTCAGTTAATACATTAGCAGGTATATCTGGTTTAGATACTCTTGCTGGAAATTCTGCAAATGTAACTACAGCAGCAACAAACATTGCATCAATTAATACTAATGCAACAAACATAACTGCAATTCAAAATGCTAGTACTAACGCTAATACAGCAACAACTAAAGCAGCTGAAGCTGCAGCTAGTGCTGCTTCTGCCGCTGCATCTGCTGGTGGAGGAGCTATAAAAGTATCTTCAAATGACGCAGCTCCAGATGTTTTAAATACAAAATTATTAGTAGCTGGTGGATTAACAAAAACTGAAGGAAATGATGGAGGAAATGAAACATTAACACTTACTGCTCAAGCAGCAGAAGTCTATGGTTTTGAAATAGTAGATGAAGCCACAAATCCAACATTAAGAATAACAACAACCGATGGTGGTGATGACAATATATCATCTACAGCTTATGCAGCTTTTGATGATGTAATATATGGAGCTTCTGGAATGTCTTGGAGTATAACAGCAGATGGGGATTTAAGAGTAACAATATAATGTGCGTTTTATTATATATAAACAATAATTAAAAAAGGAGAAAATTAACAATTATGGCAACAGTAGATTTAGGCAAAATTTCATTTACGCAAAAGGGTACTTATGACGGAAGTACAGCTTATGCTGTTAAAGATGTAGTTCAATATACAGATCAAAATGAAACTTCATCTTTTGTAAAAATTAATTCAACAGCAACAGGACAAGCTCCGCAAACTAATGGGACAGTTAATACATCACATTGGGCAATTTTTGCTAAAGGTTCATCTTTAGCAACTGCAAATTTAGCAACTTACGACGGAAGCACTACTTATAAAAAAGGAGATATAGTACAATACACAGATACAGGTGTTATATCTACATATCTTTATATAAATAATACTCCTGCTTCTGGTTTAACACCTTCAAGCGGTGGAACAGTAGACGTATCACATTGGCAATATGTAGCTAAAGGAACTGCATCAGTAGCAGTATCTTGGCAATCAACTGCAAAAACTGCTAACTTTAGTGCTTCAGCGGCTGAAGGATATTTTGTAGATACAAACGGCGGAGAAGTTACAGCTACTACTCCATCATCTCCAAATGCAGGTGATGAATTTTTAATTGTAGATTTAAGAGGAAAATTTGGAACTAATAAATGTAATATTGCTCCTGCTGGTTCTGATAAAATTAAAGGAAGTACAGCAACCCATGTAATTAATGAAGCATACGCATCAACAAGAATGGTTTTTTCTGGAGCAACTTATGGTTGGGTTCCTGTATCATCTGCGGCAACAGATGTAAAACCTGTAATTACTCAATATACTGCAACTTATTTAGTCGTTGGCGGCGGCGGTGGAGGAGGAAACGATAGTAATGATGCTCCTCAAAACAACTCGTCTGGCGGCGGCGGTGGTGCTGGAGGTTTTAGAACAGGCACAGTACAATTTAATTCTGGTGTTGCTTATACTGCAACTGTAGGTACAGGTGGAGCAGGAGGCGATCCAAATGCTGTTGCTCCTAATGGTACTGCATCTTCTTTAGCAGGAAGTACTTTTGATACTATTTCTTCTGCTGGCGGCGGAGGCGGCGGTGCTGAAACTAAAAATGGTGCGGCTGGTGGTTCTGGCGGCGGAGGTGGTTATGGAAATGACGGCCCTGCTGGTACAGGCGGTGCTGGTAATACTCCATCTACAAGTCCATCACAAGGAAATGCTGGTGGTAATGCAAACTCATCTAACTATGCTGGTGGTGGAGGTGGTGCTGGTGAAGCTGGTAACACTGACCAAAATGGTGCTGGTGGAGATGGAACAGCAAGTTCAATTACAGGTTCATCTGTAACTTATGCTGGTGGCGGTGCGGCTGGAAAACAAGGTTCTCAACCAGATAATCCTGCTGGAGATGGCGGTGGTGCTGGGCCAGGGGATGGTGGTGCTGGATCAAATAAAACTGCTACTGCTAATACAGGTGGTGGTGGTTGCGGTTCTGGAAACCAAGGATCAATTGGTAAGACAGGCGGAACAGGAGGAACAGGTGTAGTTATATTATCTGTACCAACTGCAAGTTATTCTTCAACAGTAACAGGAAGTCCAACAGTAACAACAAGTGGATCAAACACAATTATTAAATTTACAGGAACAGGAACATACACAGGATAAATTATGGCTAGTTTTGCAAAAATAGGATTAAACAATAAAGTAATCGCAGTCGTTGAATTAAATGATGATGTATTAAAAGATGCAGATGGAGTTGAAAGAGAAGATTTAGGTGTTGATGCATTAGCACAAGTAAGTGGCTGGGCAATATGGAAAAGAACTTTTTCAGACGGATCGCAAAGAGGAAGATTTGCTGGTAAAGGATATATTTATGACGAAGATAATGATTTATTTTTTCCCCCAAAACCTTTTAATAGCTGGGTTAAAGACATAGAAAATGTAATGTGGAAAGCTCCTGTAGATCGTCCAGATGATGATGAATATTATGTATGGGATGAACCTTCTGGCTCTTGGATAAATGCAGAAAGACCATTAAACAATTACGAATAATTCTTTTACTTCTTATCACATATAATATATAATTAATAGCATGAATCCCAATTCAAAAGAGGGTAATAGCTATTCTTGGCCATTTAAATTAGACAAAATTAATGACTATGCTTATTGGGATAATTTTTTATCTCCAGAAGAATGCAATGAAATAGTTAAAATAGCTACAACAAAACAACTTGTAGAAGCTAAAATTTATGGCAAAGGTGTAAAAAAAGATACAAGACAAAGTAGTATTTGTTGGTTAGCCCCAAGTGATGGATTACATTGGCTTTATGAAAGATTAACAAGAGTAATAACTTCTCTTAATAATCAATTTTTTAATTTTGATTTATTAGGTATTCAAGAAGGACTACAATTTACAAATTATAAAGGAAAAGGAGATCATTTTCATTATCACATGGACAGGTCTTATGATTGTATAATTAGAAAATTATCTATTACAATACAGCTTACTGATCCTAAAGATTATAAAGGTGGAGAGTTAGAATTAAAAATAGCAAAAGAACCAAAGACTATGAAAAAAGATCAAGGTAGATTAGTAGCTTTTCCTAGTTATGTTTTACATCAAGTAAAACCTGTAACTAAAGGAGAAAGAAATAGTTTAGTAGTTTGGATAAATGGGCCACAGTTTAAATGAACATTATAAAAAATTTTTGTCAAAAAGATTTATTTAACAATTTAGTTAAAGAGATTATTGTTAGTGAAAAAGTTCCTTTCTTTTTTCACAAATCAGTTGCTTATGATACAAACAATTTTTATTTAAACGATTCAAAAGATTTTTATTTTACACATACGATTTATGAAAAACAAAAACCTAATAGTCAATTATACGAAATGATCTTACCTATTTTAGAACAATTAAAAGTAAAATCGCTTATTAGAATGAAAATTAATCTATACCCAAGAACAGAAAAATTATATAGTCATGCTGTTCATATAGATTTTCCTTATCAGCATAAAGGTTGTATTTTATCTTTAAATGATTGTGATGGATTTACAGTAATAGGAGATAAAAAAATTCCCTCTATTGCAAATCAAGTTTTATTATTTGATCCAAGTGTAGAACATAATAGTACAACTTGTACAGATAAACAGGCAAGAATAAATATAAATTTTAATTATTTTTAAAATGAAATTTACTTATTACACTATTGAAAATTATTTAACTAAAGAACAAATTAAATCCATTAATAATATTATAGAAAAAAAAGGTAGAACTTTTTATGCTCCTTCAGCAGAAGATAAAGTTAAAACTTCTATATGCCATCAAATAGATTATAAATTAATAGAATCAATTAAAGATATTAAAGCAACTATTAATTGGATTAATAGAGAAGCATTTGGTTTTGATGTTTATAATCAATTAAACACAGATCAATTTATAAGAAATGTATATGCTGATATAAACCAAGGAGAATATAATTGGCACTTTGATGCTGATCCTCATAATTTTAATTATGCAATTAAACTTACTACTTTAATAAATTTATCAGTTGATGAATATGAAGGAGGAGAGTTTTCTTTATGGGATGGGGGAGCTGTTGTTATAAAACCTTTTACAAAACCTGGAACATTAATTACCTTTCCTAGTTTTTATTTACACAAAGTTAATCCTGTAACTAAAGGTCAAAGAATTAGTGGTACCTTTTTTATGACAGGGCCAAAATGGAAATAACAGAACATAGTTTAAATTCTAAATATGATTTTATACAAGGGTATTATTTAAACAATGATTTAATTTCAGACGAAGTTATTAATCATTTTAATACTCAACAAAATAAAACAGCAGGTAGAAGTGGAGCAGGTTTTACTATTAATAAAACAATTAAAGATAGTTTAGATTTACCAATTCATTTAAAAGAAATTCAATTTTATCCAGCTATAGTAAATTATTGTGATGCTTTAAAAAAATGTTTAAAAATGTATTGGACTAAATATCCAATGTGTTATGAAAAGACAGGGGCATGGCACATGACTGAACCTATAAATATTCAAAAGTATAAACCAACTCAAGGTTATCATTCTTGGCATTGCGAACGATCAAGCTTATCCTGTATTACTCGCCATTTAGTTTTTATGACTTATCTCAATTCTGTTAAAGAAGGTGGAGAAACAGCTTGGTATCATCAAAAATTAAAAGTTAAACCAGAAAAAGGTTTAACTGTTATATGGCCTGCTGATTGGACATTTACTCATAAAGGCTACACTACTATTAATGAAGATAAATATATAATTACAGGTTGGTATAATTTTACAACATAATGAGAATAGAAAATAATTTTATATCTGAAATATTTTTTGATTTTTTTAAAGAACAAATATTAAATAAAGATTTTCCTTGGTATCATCAAAATAGTAAAGTTTCTAATAATGATAATGAAGAACAATTTACACACTTGTTTTATAATAAAAGCAAAAAACAAAGTGATAAAGTAGAATTAATACATCCTATTTTAGATCAATTAGATGTAAAAGAAATACTTAAAGCAAAACTTAATTTAACTTTAAAAGAAAATACAATTAGACCTTTTGAGTATCATACTGATATACATTATAGAAAATGTAATACTGCTATATTATATATAAATACTAATGATGGAAAAACATTATTTAAAAATGGTAAAGTAATAGAAAGTATAGCTAATAGAATTGTAGTATTTCCATCAGAATTAGAGCATACAGGAACAACTCATACAAATTCAAAATATAGAATAGTATTAAATCTTAATTATATTTAGTGAGTTTTATTTAATTTAAAAACATCCTATTGGAGTAGGATGAAATTCATTTTAGTTTTACAAATATGTTCAAGTATGGCACAACAATGTATGCCACCTATTAAAGCTAATGATATATTATATGACAGCTGGTATGACTGTGGTAAAGCAGGATATAAAAGTGCGTATAATATTATGGAACAATCTAATAAGATCGATGTTAATAAAGCCAA